ATGACATGGCAGCTTCTTCTGATGGATGCAAACGCCATAGTTTGCCTGTTAATCATGGTCAGGCTGATGTTTTTCCGGAAGGAGGGAAAGCGTCATCGCCTGAGTGTCGCGGTGCTGGCCTATCTGGTCATTCTCGCCGCCGGATTCAACGCCTTCAACATTCTGCTCGGCCACTACGTACAGGTTAACCTCGGCGATCTGCTGCTTAACTCCGTCATCTGCATGGCGGTGTGGCTGGCGCGCGGGAACCTGGCGAAGGTCGTTATAACGGAGTAGTCCATGCAAACCAGCGAAAAGGGCATTGCCCTGATCAAGCAGTTCGAAGGCTGCAAGCTCACCGCGTACCAGGACAGCGTCGGCGTCTGGACGATCGGCTATGGCTGGACTCAGCCTGTCGACGGCAAACCAATCCGCGCCGGGATGACGATTAAGCAGGAAACAGCAGAGCGCCTGCTGAAAAACGGGCTGGTCAGCTACGAAAGTGATGTGTCCCGCCTGGTTAAAGTCGGCGTGACTCAGGGGCAATTCGACGCCTTGGTGTCGTTCACGTATAACCTCGGCGCCCGGTCATTGTCGACTTCGACTCTCCTGCGAAAACTCAACGTCGGTGATTACACTGGCGCTGCCGATGAGTTCCTGCGCTGGAACAAAGCTGGCGGCAAAGTCCTTAACGGGCTGACCCGTCGGCGTGAGGCGGAGCGCGCTCTGTTCCTGTCGTGATTACTTTTGCTGATATTAAAGCCTCATGGCGTCTGATACTGCTGGTGGCCGTCATTGCGGTAATCGCCGGACTGTGTATTTTGCTGGCAAACAGCCACGCTGATGTTGCTACGCTGAAGAGTGATAACGACGTTCTGCGCAGTGACAATAAACTGCAAGGGACGGTTATCGCTGCTCAGGCTTTCAACTTCAACCGGTTTAACCAGGTAGCCGATAACGCCAGTCGACTTAACTCACTGATTGATGCCAGCTCCGATAAAACTGTTATCGAGTACCGGGAGATTCTCCGCCGTGAAAAAACATGTGATCTGCCTGTTCCTACTGATGTTGCTGGTGGGTTGCTCGAATACACGCACCGTCTACGTTCCAGCGCAATGCACACCGATTCCGGGAGCGCTGACGCAGCCGGTGATAGCACCACTACCGCCAGCGCGCTGACGTATTGCCAAGCCGTTCTCTGGATCAAGCCACTACTGGCCGCCATCGAAAAAGCGAATAACCAACTGGCTGGCATCCGTCAAATCGAGCAGGACAGGCAATAGCATTACAGAAGCCCTTCACTGAGGGGCTTCGATAATGATCTGTGTAACCCCGCAAGGATGGTGATCACATCTTGCTGACGGGTAAGCCGTAAGTGGCTAAGCACTTCTGAG